AAGAAAATAAATAAAAAAATTTATGAATAAAAAAACCCCTCAGAATAGGAGACTGAGGGGCATATAGTTGTGAGGCAGAAAGGTACAGACCTTATGCTTTCTGCAAAAATTACTATAACATGCTAAAGATAGCAACACAAGTATGTTTATTATTTTTTAATGGGTCGGTGTCCTCTAAAAACAATTTTATCTAAATCACCTGTTGATCCTCTGCGCTCTTGCATCGGGATCATAGCTTGAACCTTATCAATCATAAGATCATCGCCCTTAATTACATTGGCATCGGGATCTGCATGGGTTTTGATCTTTTCGGCATAGCCTTTTAAAATGTTTTCAAACTCTAAAGCAGTCTCTAAATCGCTTACTTCGATATCTGCCACAATAATTGCTCTTAATTTAGCCATATTAGTTATCCTTTTTTCTAAACTATTTATTAATACAATAACTATTATTTTAATTCAAGAAAAAAGTCACCAAAATCTGTACTATTTCCGATTGTTGCAATTGTTAAACAACCCGACAAATTGTTCGGGATAGAACCCGGCTGCACGGTGGGGACAAAAAAACCCCCGACTAATCGGGGGCTTTATATTATTCGGGATATGTCGGGGTCTACCACCATTGAAGCACCGCCCCAATCAGCCAACCGTAAACGCCAATCATAATCAGGGCGGCAATGACCCAATCTTGCCAATCAATCATGTTTTTTCATCCCGATTGAAATCATCGCCAATTCCAACGCTTTCAAGAACTCTTTCAACAAGACCGCAATAATCGTCAAACAACTCTTGAGCCTCTTCTGTAAAATGTACGTCCCCATTTTCATGGGTTTCATATAGTTCAATCAAACTTCCTTGATGCTCTACTAAAATTGCTTCAGCCATTTCCGCGTAAAGTTCAACGTATACGTTATTGGGTAAATAAATCATGTCGGTCATACCGCAACCTCCTTGCGCTTTGCTTCGTTGTAAGATGCGTCCTCTCTTGCCGCTCTTAGATACCAATCATCAAGACCGAAATCTTTATATCCGCTCTCAATCATATCGTAATAGCCGCTTGATGGATGCCGCAAGTTTCCCTTGTCGCCGTTCATGTCGTAGATGATCCAATTGCCGTTGATCTTGCGTCTATTGTATAAAGTCGGGTAGCCCTCAAGCCTATCCAACGCAATCAAACATTCGTTGGTGATTTCCCACAATACCACAGGAAGCACACAATCAGGGTCGTAGCGGAAGTCAGCCACGCCCCGAAAAATCAAACGGTGGTTGGGCAGATAAAATCCGCCCATTGGTTTTGCTTTCGGACACCTAACCGCCATTGCATCGCGGCTAGTGTTCATTCCATATGCTAAATAATACATTATGCGTCCTCTCCCACAAGACCGTTAATATAATCTTGTGTAACCTTGCGGCCTACATCTGAGCCACCAAGATATTTATTGATGTGCTTTGACGTTGTAGGGCTGTAATGTTCGGATGTTCTAAACGCCCCTTTATTATCAAAGCCAGCAACTGGCGTTTCGTATGAAAACAAAATTGAATTACTATTATAGTTCAATTCTGTCATGTTCGATCCAATCGATTTTAGTTTCATTTGAATAATTCCTTTTTCTAAGATAATTCAAACAATATACTAAATCTTGGTATAGTCAAGAAAAAATATAAAATAATTTATGAAAAGTACCCTCATTGATTTTAAACGATAATTTACGTCAAAAAAATCTACGTCAAAAGTTGACGTAAGTAACGTAACGTAGAATGTGTAATAATATCAATGGTTTATCGGTTTACGTCATCTACGTTAAAAAGTTAATTTGACGTAAATAATGTAATAAAATCAATTAGTTATTTTACGTCACCTACGTCACCCCCCTTATAGGGGGGGTTATATACCAAAACCCCCCTAACGTAATTTTAATGCTGGCCCCGACTGGCCCTGACCAATCCAGCACCCACTTGACCGCAGCAGCGGATAACGATAAATTGTTCGGGATAACACCGGGGAGCAGTATGCCGAAAGTCGGGGAACAGATAGCCAAAGGGGAAAAGAGACTTACGCCACCGCAGCAGAAGTTTCTCGATAACTACATCCACAAGGACATGACACAGACGGCAGCAGCCAGAGATGCTGGGTACAAAAACCCGAACGTTTCCGCTGTGCAGCTTCTTAATCACCCAAGGGTCAAGGAACGCATGGAGGAGATGCGTCAGGAGCTTGAAGCAAAGTATGGGGTATCTGTCACCAAATCTGTTCGGGATATGCAACGGCTGCGAGATGAAGCATGGCAGGTTGGTAACTATGGGGCAGCGATAAAAGCCGAGGAACTCAGGTTGAAGGTAACTGGCCTCATGGTCGCCCGTAGCCATGTAACGCACGAACACGTTGAAAACCTCAATCGGGAACAGATCGTTGAGCAACTGCAAGAGTTTATGGATCGTGCTAAAAATCGTATGATTGATGTCACGCCAGCGGAAAACATACCAAAACCCGAACAAAATCCTATAACGGACTATAATCAAGAGCCAGCGGAGTAGCGGGAAAGCTTGGCGGGGGCGGTCATCCGCCCTGTAGCCCCGTTTTTTTGGCGGAGGAGGCGGGGGAGGTGGAGGAGGTGGGGTAGATAAGCCGAAAAATTGTTCGGGTTACTGCCGAGGCGCTGAGGGATTCCCAGAGATGACATCAATTTTTGGCTGCGCACCGGGTCGAGTCGGGATTCGGGATCGATCTTCGGGATGACCCGAGTAATTGTTCGGGTTACTGCGCCTTCAACCCAGTATATATTAATTAAATGGTCGATTTTATCGAGAGTCAACCCGGTGCAGGCCCTGCTAGCAGCACCTCGACCGGGGCATAACCCGAGCATTTGTTCGGGTTATCGGGCTGAAAACTCCCGTGCCCCGGTATTTTGTCGATTTTTACCCGGTATCGACCCCCCGCAGCACCAGCATCGACCCGGTAAAAATTAAAATTTTTTTTGTCGACCCGGTAATAACCCGAACAATTGTTCGCTTTCGACCCGGGGCCTGCCCGGTATCGATCGGGATTCGGGGTTCGGGACTCGGGGTTTCGGGGTCGGGGTTCGGGATATATGTATATATCTCCCTATTTATATATATTTTACACCCGGCTACAGCCCGGTCAGGGCCAGAAAAACCCGAACAATTTTAATTTTAGCTGGTAAGCAGCCAACAAAATAAACCGAATATTTTTACTATTTTCTAGTGTTTTCTAGTGTTTTTTGCTTGAGATATAAATAAATTTATGCGAATAATAGGTATAAACAAAAAAAGAAGGTGAGAAATTATGACCAATATCAGACCACAATCAAAAACATCAATCATTCTTCAAATGATTAGTAAACCTAATGGCGCTTCCGTATCTGAAATGATGGAAGCAACTGTATCAAGCTCAATGAGAATTAGAGCTATGATATCTGAACTAAGAATGAGACATATTAAAATTATTACCACAAATGCTAATGAACTAATGGATCATTATCAAAGTCTTTATAATTGCACCGCTAACGAAATTGAGTTCAGCAAAGAATATAAGGACGCTAATTCAAAACGCATCCTTTCAACTATTTACGTTAGAAAGGACATATAAAATGCCAGACCTAAACAATACAACAGCATTAACACCAATTCCAACATTTGGAATAGAAGTAGAAATGGGTGGTATATCATACCCACGTTTTAAAACCTTATTAAATAATGAGGGCATTACTAGCGGTTTTAAATCTGTAGCGGATGCATCAGCAAATGTAGATGCTGAAATAGTCACTTGCCCATTAGCACCATCCCAAACGGCATGGGAATATATACAGAGATTACTTGCCGCTATTAATAAAATTGGAAGACAAGAATTAGGTAGTTCCAATAGATTAATAAATGTTGGATGTGGTTTACACGTTCATATAGGAAATGCATTCCTAAAAAATGGCGTTGACCCAGATGAATATTGCCGTCAATCAATAGCATCATTTCCAACATTACATCTAGATCACTCTGATCCAATGGATGTGGCATTGGTTAAAGATATTGTTTGGCGTTATGCTAGACAGCAAAAAATGATATCCACAATGCTTGCCAATAGTAGGCGCGATGGTGGTGAGGGTTCTAGGTTCTGTCGTGAAATTGACAGAGTTATTGGTGAAATAGAAAACGCGACCACCATTTCAGAACTAAAGCGTATTCTAGCTAGTGTTTGTGGTGGTAGTAAGTTTTCGTCTGTCACTCTTGAAACATGGCGTAAAGGCACAATTGAATTTAGACAGCATCAAGGCACAACAGATAATCTAAAGATTAGACGTTGGATTGAATTTCTACTTAACATTGTCAATCATTCAGCAATCAACCGTATTGATGGCAATGGAACGCGAACAATTGACCACACTACTCCACTTGATCCATTTAGAAGAAATACAAGAGTAGGCGTTCAATACAATATGATGAGAACTGATAATGGCGCGACAACTCGCGAACTAATGGATGCCACAGGATGTTCCGAACAGCGCGTTCGCGCAAGAGTGACAGAGATTAGACAGCGCATTGGAACGCAAGCTGTTGTCACTCACACTCAGCAATCCAATGGTGCGAATTATGGTGATGGTACAGATCATACTAGATACCAAGTTTTACAGACCTACCAAGAGCAAACAGATGGCGCGGAACTGATGCCAGAAAATAGACGCGGTGGGGAAAGTGTTTGGTGTGGAATAACAGATGATCATTTCTCATGGTGGCAAGACAGAATAACCGCGCTGTCATAGGACAGCGCAACATCTAGAAATTAGAGCGGCAGCCGCCGCTCTTTTTTTTGTCCAAACTAAAATCAATTTCTAAGGTACCCTAAGCAATCCGAACAATTGTTCGGGATATCGGGGTGTATAGGGTGTGACCCCACCCTTTTTGTGTTTGTGTCGGTCAGTCAGCTTACACTAAGTTTTCCACCTACAATTACCCCCAGAAAACTTTTAGGTACCCTATGGACATCAGGACACCCCCTTAAAGGGGGATGTCCATGTCTGTCCGTACCTATAGGTACCCTGCCGTCTTGACAGGTACCCTAGATTATACCATAAAGTACCAATGCCTAGATATAAGTTAGATTATTGTGAAGTTCTTGAGTTTGAGGCGCAGACTGCGGGTGAGGTTGTGCCGTTTATTGCTGTGAGTCATATGATGGGCGGCGAGAGTGAGCCGAAGTTTATTCGAAGGTTAGCGATTGAGATGTGCGAGTGGAATGGCAAGAATTATTGTTATTCTAATAGGCATAGGTTGGCAAAAAGCATGATTAGGAATGGATTGCTAGAGTGTGTTGATTAAATTTTGACTTGCTGTTAGGATGCCGATTAAGTTTGATAGGAGAATTTACGCATGGTAA